GGCTCCGGCAGTTCCGTGTATCCCGCGACAAACCGGATCCGAATCGGGTTGATTGGATATGCCACGAACGACGGCCACGATTTGCCATAGGGCAACACGATGCGGCCAATGTCACTGTCTGTGTCCACGAGATAATCCGTGGTTTCCGTCATGGTTGTTTCCGTGCCAGTTGAGTCGAGATATTTCACGGACGTGACCGATTGCAAAGGCGGCATGGGCAGGTCGATATAGTTGCGGCCAGGCCAGTAATTAAGATATGCCTCCCATGTTTGCGTCCCAAACGCACGGCCTGTATGCTTTTCGCAGTACAGTCGGGCGCGCTCAATCAGCGCCATGACAAGCGGGTCGTCCGTTGTGTCGTCGGTCAGGCGCAAGTGCAGTTTTGCATCGTCAAGGTCTATCGGTTGTCCGCTTGGCGGGGTGATGAGTTTCTTTTCCATGCGCCTACCTCCGTGTGCCGGGGCCGACGTTAATCAGCCCCGGCATAAAGTCATTCGTTAGAATCAATCGTCAGCGGACGGTGTGCCAAAGATTGTGCCAGTGCCGGACGTGATGTCCTCGTTGTAGTAATTGCGATATAACATGCAATTACCGCCAACGACGGACGCGAGCATGGTGGTCAGATTGCACATGATGTCGTTGTCGCGGATGATACCGGTTGACGCAGCAACCAGCTCGATGGCCGGCTCTGTGCCAATGTCGCCCGTGTCGCCATTGAGCAGCAGGTTCTTTTCGATCAGCAGCTTGGTTGACGCCGTGGTCAGTCCGTTGATGCAAGCCGTTGAGTAGTCGCCCATGACAATGTTGCCGCGAACGATGGTGCTGTCCGTGTCCTTGGTGAAGCTGATTGCGCTGACTGCTCCGCCAAGCCCCATATCGAAGTAGCAATCTTCAATCAGGGCGCCATTTGAGGCGTCGTTCGTGCGGACGCTGACAAGGAATTCGTCCGTGCCAGTGAGAACAACATCGAATTTGCAGCCCTTGACGATGCAATAATCAACGCCGTCCTCAATCTCGATCGCGACCTTGACGCCAGTCACGTCCGCGCTGTGCCGAATGCCCATCCATGTGACGTTGTCGGCGGCAATGCTGACCTCGGCGTCGGCGTGGTTGTGCTTGATCTGCGGCATCAGCGATCCGGTGCCGAGCCCGACCACGGTCACGCCAGCGACATCGACGGTGATGTCCGTGCCGGTGATGGTTTCGGTGTGTCCAGGCAGGACAATGATGATGTCGCCATTGTTTGCCGTGCAGAGCCCAACCGCATAATCGATGGACGCGACGGGCGAAGACGGTGACGAGCCATATCCTGCGCCGTCCGTCCCGTTGGTCGCGTGGACATAGAACACGTTGCCAAGGGTCTTTGCTCCGGCCAGGATGGAGTGGAAGTACTGAAAATCGGGCGTAGAGTTGTACCCGTTAGGAATCGCCATGGGTTACCTCCTTATGCCTCGGCGGGGCTGACAACGAGTGTGCCAACATCAACCGTAGACGGCTGGCTAATCGGCTTCACGGCCGGGTTGTACAGGATGACGAACGCGGAGTCGATCTCGACGTTCTGTGTGGCGGTGACGATGGTCGGGCGCAGATAGCGCTCGCGCGGCTTCACGACATCGACGATCAGGTACTGGTCGCTGTCGCTGGATGTGGTGGCAATCGCAGCAGACGCCCCTGACAGTTCGGCGACATCGGACACGGCGGCGTCGGTGCCACTGTAAACCTTGAGTGTTACAGCGGCGCCGTCAGTGACAGCGCCGAGCTTATAGACAAAGCACGCGCCGCCGTAGCCCTGGGTGTCGATGATTTCGCCAACGGTTGTCGCCTTGCCAGCAGTTACGCTGTTCTCGACAGGGCGGATTTCGCATTCTTTCAGAAATGAACCGATCATGTTAATGCTCCTCTCAGGTTATCTGGCTTAAGCCAGTTTTGCGCGGGCAAATGCGGCGGACACAACCGGCGCGCCGTCAGTCTCAATGCGCGTCAGGTAGTCGGCCTGGTTGGTACGGGCGTACAGTTCCATGAGCACCTGGATTTCCATTGCCAGGCTGTCGACGATCCAGTAGTTTTTGAGATTGCCGAACACGGCCAGATACAATCCGGTCGTGAATGTGTTCGGGGCAAACTCGGACTCGTTCACGGGCGAGCTAAGCAGCATGTCGGGTGCACCCTGGGTGACGGACGGCTGCCAGATGTACTGGCCGTTGCTGTCCTTGAGCTTCATGATCTGCTTGATTACGTCGCGGTGCATAATCCACTCGGCATTGCGGCGGTACTGCTCCTTGACGCTCATCTTGCAGTTGATCAGGCCGTCAAATTTGAGCTCGGTCGCGCTGTTGCCGGTCGAAACGTCGCGAGACGTGCCGATACCGTCATCGGACGCTGTGAACACGCCAAGGGGCTGCCCAGCACCAGAGCCGGTCATGTAGGCCTGTTCGAGGCTGGAGTTGACCTCTTCGGCGATTTCACTGCGAATCAGCGCGTCAGCGTTCGACACGTTGCGAATCAGCGTCTTGCTGATCAGGATTTCAGACGTGCCGACATGCGGCTTGAACTCGCGCTTGCCGAAAGCCAGGGTGCTGTCAGCTGTCGGAGCCTGAATCTCGGTGCCCCAGGCAAACGAGCTCATTCCGGCGGTGCGCGTGGGATAACCCAGGGACTGTGCGCCACGCAGCGGAGGTAGGACATTGGCTTTCTGGCGCATGAATGACTTGTCGGCCATTTCCTTGATCAGTTCAGTGACGAACTTCTCGGGAGCGACCAGGTAACCGGCCTGGGTGGGGTTGTCCTGCTGCAGGGCGGCATAGGCGGCCATGGTCTGGGCGCTGCCGATTCTCAGATGATTGGAAAACGCGGTCAATGCTTCGTCGTGCGCCTTGCGTTCCGGTTCGGGCTTCTGCTCTCCGATGACGCGCTCGCGGTTCAGCTGTTTTTCCTCGGCCACGATCAGGTTATTGACGCGGTCAAAGTCGGACTCCATTTTGGTCAGCCGCTCCTTGGCCTGTCCGTCCATTTCGGCGTTTTCAAACTGGTTCATGTGGTCACGGATGGAGGCGGTCAGGGTGGCGCGCTCCTGCTTCAGTTCGATAAGCTTTTTTGCATCCATTGTTAATTGCCCTCCTCATAGGCATTGATGATTTTCTTTCGAATGTTCGTGAATCTGGATCTTTGGGTATCTGATACCGGCCGACTTTCGTCCCGGCTGTCATTCGTTGTTTGCTGATCGACAACATCGATTGATTTGATGCCATCAATGACAACCGGCTTTTCGTCGCTGAACGACGCTGCTTCGATTGTCTCGGTCTTAATGGCGATTGGAGGCATATTGCGGTACCGTCCAAGATCAAACCGCTGGCCATTGAGATTGAAAAAGCCGTCATCAATCGATGCGGCCAGTTTCTTTTCCTCTTCGATTTCGTCGGCAAATCCCATTTCAACAGCGTCTTTTGCTGTCATCCACGTTTCAGCGTCCATCATGCCTTTGATTTCTTGCGATTCTTTGCCTGTCTTGGCCGTGTACGTGGTAACAATGGATTCGTCGACCTTGTCCATGTCGTCGGCCAGCTTGCGAAAATGCGATGCGGACCCGGCGGCAAAGGTCCACGCATTGTGAATCATCATCATGGCGTTAGATGGCATGATGACCTTGTCCCCGGCCATGGCAATGACAGACGCAATAGAGGCGGCCAAGCCGTCGACATACACTGTCTTTTTCGCCGCGTGGCGCTTGAGCATGGAGTAAATCGCCTGACCGGCGAACACATCCCCGCCGCCAGAGTTGATGAAGATGGACAACTCGCCGACATCGCCCAGAGCGTCAAGGTCGGCCTTGAATTGCTTTGGCGTGACTTCGTCACCCCACCAGGTGCTACTGGATATTTCGCCATATAAAAAAAGCTCCGCAGAGCTTTTGTCGCTGGCCTTGAAGTTCCAGAACTTATTGCTTGGCATTGCTGATAGCTCCTTTCGGCAGGTTCTGAGGAACGGATGACAGCGGGATCATGTTACCGTTTATGGCGTACACATCGCCGCCCTCTTCTGGCGGTATCGGGTTCAAATCCTCAAGCGCGCGAATGTCATTTGCGTTCATCCACCCATCGTTGCGGGCGTTGTGATAGTAGGTCGTTCTGGCCGCAATGTCGCCGCGCAAAAGAGCATTAACATTGAACTTGGCAAAGAATCTGTTTTGCTCGGGCGCGGTCAGCAGGTCTTTGTAAATGGTCTGCTCAAGCCGGACCGCCATTGGCGCTATAGATTCCTGCACATATTCGATGTTTTGATGCTCGATGTTGTTATTCGTCGAGCGCTCAAGCTCAAACACTTTATGCGGCGGCACGCCGAAGATGCGGCAGATTTCGATGACCTCGAACTTCCGCGACTCAAGCGCCTGCGACTCTTCCGGGTTTCTGCCAGCCTGAACGTACTTGGCGCCGCCCTCAAGGATGGCCGTCTTGTGCTGATTGGTTACACCTTGATATGCCTTTGTCCAAGATTCCTGCAACTTGGCATATGCTTCATCGCTCAGTGATTCCGCGATCTCTAAAATACCGCCAAGGTTCGCACCGTTTTCAAAATAGTCTTTTGCGTACCCGTGCAGCGCCATGGACAGGCCCAGCACATCAGCGGCAATGGCGATCGGATCCTCCGCACTGTTCGCATCAAACACCCGCAATCCCGGCGTGTACATGTAATAGCCGTCATAGAGGATGTCTTTACCATCAGTCGTGATAACTTCGATGTAGCGCTCACCGGTCTTGGTATTTCGATACGGCCTGACATTGGCGGTCGGAATGTTCCAGATTGACTCGATAAAGCCGTTCTGGTCGCGCTTGATTCTGGCGTATGCTCCATGCGTCAGCATGAGATTAAAAATGTACATATGCCAGAACTCATAGGCTGTGGTTTCTGGATTGGGCAGGCGCAGCAACAACTTATAGATTCGATGGCGCTCTGCCTTTACGCGACCGTCGCCGTCCTGCTTGTACAGGTGCAGCGGCAGGCTTGCCATGGTCTTTGCGACAACGTCCACGCAGCGAATAACAGCGGCGACCTTGACAGCGGTTTTGGCAGTCACGGCATAGCCTTTCAGCATTAGATAATCGCGCCATGCCTGCTCATTTCCAAGACCAGGCAATGACTCTATGCCGTTTCTGATCTCAAAAGTTCGGCCAAACAGCTTAAACTTCAATGATGATCGCCCCCTTACACAACCCTGATTCCGCGTGTTTCGTAGATTGATTTTTTCGGTTCCAGCTTAATAGCCCCGGCGGCAGCGTTGATAAGCGCCACGGTCGGGTCGATGCGGTCNNTGTTACCGAACGCCCATCGTCCGAGCGGGTTCTTTAAGTGGCTGATTTGCTTCGCCCTGAATAACCGCTCCAACTCGCCCATACCTGTTGACATGCCAGCCATGGTTTGCGGTATCTCGATAAATTTTGCCTGTATCTCGAACGGCAAAAGCTGCTTCAAGATTTCCAGGTGCCACGGGTCGCCGCAGTAGTAGCGTACGTCGTACATCTCTTCCAGGTCAAGGATGTGGTTTTTGACCATGGCGTAGTCGACCACGTCTCCTGGTGTAGCGGTCAGTAATTCGCTGTTCGACCATTCGTCATATGGCACATGGTCGCGGTTGACGCGCTCGCGCATGTTGTTTTCCGGGATCCATGCGTTAATCAAAAACCGCCAGTCATCAAAACCAGTCTGTGGCGGGAACAGCGGCACTGCGGCGGTCAGGTCAATCTTGCTTGACAAGTCAAGCCCGACATAGCATTTCTTTTTCAGCAGTTCGGTTTTATTCCATTCCCTTGTCGTGCTATCCCACAGCGTGAGCGGCAGCCAGCCAACACGCTTGAGCGACACCCACTGGTTGAGCCGCAGCCAACGAAACAGCTTCTCTGCTGCTGGGCTGTTTTTTGCCGCCAGTGCCTCTTGCCGGACCGTCTCAATTCTGATCGACACGCCCAGCGACGGGTTGGCTTTGTACCATGTCGCCTCGTCGAATATATCAGCGTCTTCTGGCGCGCAGTATATCTTGACGTACCAAGATGGGTCGATGAGCTCACCGGACTGGACGCGCATCGCCTTTTCATGGATTTCCCAGCCAATACTTTTGCGGTCCGGGTCGTCGCCGGCAGTCGTGATGACCCACCAAAGCGGCTCGCGCCTGGCCGACCCAGCGCCGAATGTCATGGTGTCCCACAACTCACGGTTGCGCTGTGCGTGCAGCTCGTCGAAGATGACAACGGTCGGATTAAGGCCGTGTTTGGAGTATGCCTCGGCAGACAGCACTTTGACAAACGTGCCAGTTTCGAGGTTGTGTATCTCCTTTTTACTGTCAATGACTTTAAGGATTCCGCCTTGTGTTGAATCAAGCGCCGGATCCTGCTCGATCATCTGTTTCGCGGCCCTATATACCAACGCCGCCTGCTCGCGCTCTGCTGCACAGCAATAGATTTGACCACCCGGACCGTCCATGTAAATGTGATAGATGGCCAATGCAGCAACAGTTGTTGTCTTGGCGTTTTTCTTCGGTATTTCGAGGTAG